GCCTTTAACGCAACAATGAATACGCAAGATAAAAATATGATTGAGCTTGCTGTTCAAGGGATGTTTGCACGTTATCGTTCTGAAGCAGAACCAAACCTTATACAAGGTACTAATAGTTCTGGAGCTTCAGGTGGGAAATTTGAAAGTACAGCACAAATGACTGCTGCAATGGCAGACCCTAGATACGCAAATGACCCTGCCTACAGACAAGAGGTAGCTAATAAGTTAGCAAGGTCAAGTCTGTTCTAATATTGTTGTTCAGGTTGGGGGAGTATTCCCCCTTCCTTTTAAGTACACGATTAACTTGGTGTATTTAAAAGGAACTGATATCATTCCTACACACTAAGCTAAAGACAAACGATTACCCCTGACCCCTTGCGAGGGACAATCTTGGAGAAAGGATGTAGAAATGCTGAGTGTAATTTCAACTCAACTTAACTACTAAGAGGTAATTAAAAAATGGCACAAGCTGCTTCAAACCCTGCTTACACCGTAAGCTTTCAGGGTCAAACTAATAATACAGGTGACGTTAGAGACCTGTTCCTCAAGCTATATGCTGGGGAAGTCCTAACTGCATTTGAAGAAAAGAAAGTCCTAATGGACAAAGTGAGAACTCGTACAATTAGTAAGGGTAAATCTGCATCATTTCCTATGACAGGTAGAGCATCAGCTGAATACCTAACCCCTGGGAATGAGATTACAGGTGGCAACATCAGAGCTAGTGAGAGAATTGTAACTATTGATGACTTGCTCATCTCTAGTCAGTTCATCACAAACATTGATGAAGCGATTAACCACTATGATGTTCGTTCTACTTACTCTAAAGAAGCTGGTATTGCACTGGCTACTGAAGCAGATAAGAACATCCTACGTACTGCTCTGAAGGCCGCGCTTTCAACCAACGCTACCCGTGCCGCCGCACTGGTACAGGACTACAAAGCGTTCACTGAAGAAGACTTTACTGATAATATTACAATCGGTACTGGTAGTGGCGCAGATATTATTGACCCAGCTAAAATCGCTAAGTCAATCTTTGACGCTAAGAAAGAGTTCGATAAGAAGAACGTAGGCTACGAGAGTGGTGCAGTAGTTGTACTCCCACCAGACCAGTATTACGCTCTGCTTGATGTAACTGATGGCAATAAGCTGACATACATGAACCGCGACTTCGGTGGCAATGGTTCAGTAGCGTCAGGTGTTGTTCCAACAATCGCTGGTATGCCAGTAGTTATGTCGAACCACCTTGTAACCGCAGACCTTCTTGAGGTTGCTGGCGGTTCTAAGGGTCAGTCAAAGGGCAACCGTCCGTTGGCTAACTCTGCTGGTTCAGGTCGTACAACTGCTTACGACATCACTAACACTACAACAGATGGTGTAAACCTTGTTGACCTTGCCGCGAAAGTTCGTGGTCTGATTATGACTCGTGATGCTGTTGCTACTGTTAAGTTGATGGACTTGGGCGTTGAGTCTGAGTACCAAATTAACCGTCAAGGCACATTAATGGTTGCTAAGTACGCGATGGGCCATAACGTCCTTCGCCCTGCTTGTGCAATCGCACTGATGACTGCATAGGGTAGTTAACCACGGTTAACTCAAAATTTAGGGGGTTTCTCATTCATATGGGGAACTCCCTTTTTTTCGTTTTATAGAGGGTTCTATGAGTACAGCAATAAAACGTGACCCGAAGAAATGGGAAGCGGCTAAAGCAAGAGCCAAGGCGAAGATGGGTGGAAAGCACTCTGCCCGTGCAATGCAGTTGGCTGTTCAATATTACAAGAAAGATGGTGGTTCATACTCTGGTGCAAAAAAGTCATCTAACAAACTTCGTAAATGGGGAAAACAGGATTGGCAATATGCGGGTAAAAAAGGTGAGTCCCGCTACCTTCCCAAGAAAGCGGTTGCATCACTCACACCGTCCGAAAGGGCGGCAACGAATAGAAAGAAGCGAGAAGACACCGCCAAGGGAAAACAATTCTCCAAGCAACCCAAGTCTATTGCTAACAAAACCAGAAAATATCGGAGAGCGTGATGCCACAATTAAATGGAAAAAAGTATGCCTACAACAAAGAAGGTATGCGGAACTTCAAGCAAGACAAACAGAAAAAAGAGAACAAGAGCATGACAAAAACAGAGCTTGATAAATACAAAAAAGAAAAAGGTAAGTTCCACGAGTCTGACCCACGGCATCCAATGAACGCTGAGAGAACAAAGAGCAACCCAGCGGTCAAAATGAAAAAAGCTGGCGGACGTAAGTACCTCAAGAAAAAGGGTGGCTAATTATGGCGAAGACACCCGCATGGCAACGCAAGGCGGGACAGAACGCAAAAGGCGGACTGAACGCCAAAGGTCGAGCTTCTTACAATGCAAAGACAGGTGGAAATCTCAAAGCTCCCGTCAAGAAAGCCGCCAATACACCAGAACAGAAAAGGCGGAAGGGTTCATTTCTTACTCGCATGGGTTCAGCCGCGGGGCCACTCAACAAGGATGGCAAGAAGACCCGTTTGAAACTATCGCTAGAAGCATGGGGTCACTTTGGTGACAAAGCATCTGCCGTAGCAAAAGGTCGGCGCATTCTTGAGCAATATAAAAACATGAAGATTAAGAAGAAGAAGAGGAAAGCGTAATGGCACTTACAGCTACTACAAAACTAGAGGCAGTTAACACGCTTCTCAGTTCTATTGGCGAAACACCTGTAAACTCACTTACCTCTGGTCTTGTTGATGCTGAAACAGCCGAAACTATCCTTGATTCTGCTAGTCGAGAAGTCCAATCGCAAGGTTGGTCATTTAACACTGACCTCAAGAAATCTTTCACTCCTGACTCAACAAACCAAATAACAATACCAGATAATGTTCTTCGCATTGACATGGCTCAAGACCGTAAAGCCAATCTTGATGTGGTACAGCGTGGTAGCAAGTTATACAACCGCGCTACAAATAGCTTCTTTTTCTCTACGGACACAACTGAAGTAATTATGAACACTGTTGTTCTACTAGAGTTTACAGACCTACCAGAAGCCGCAAGGCGTTACATCACGCTGAAGGCGGCTCGTGTCTTTCAGGACAGGGTTGTTGGTTCGGCTGAGTTACACGGCTACCAGCAACGAGATGAGCTACTGGCAAAAGTTGAGCTAGAGGATGCTGAAGGACAAGTGAACGATAACACGATATTTGATAACTTATCCGTCTACTACATCGTAGATAGATTAGGTGGAAGGGTACTCTAAGATGACCTTAATCTCTGCTTCAATACCAAACCTCATCAATGGGGTGTCACAACAACCAGCATCACTTCGTTTGAACACACAAGCAGAGCTTCAAGAAAACGGTCTGTCTACTGTGGTGAACGGGCTGGAAAAACGCCCTGCCACACAACATATCGCTACACTTGCTAACGTGCCTTCCAGTATTGACTCCGCGTTCATCCACACAATCCGAAGGGATGAGGCTGAGTCATACACCATGATAATTACTTCTGGTGTACTAAAGGTTTATGATGCGGCTGGTGTGGAACAAACGGTTACATCTTCACCCGCAACCGCTATCAACTACCTTAGTGGCCTGACAGACCCCTCTACAGAGATATCTGCCACCACCATCGCTGACTACACCTTTATAGTTAACAAGACCAAGGTGGTTGCAAAGGACACTAGCAATCTCACCCCATCCAGACCATCAGAAGCGATGTTCTATTGTAAGCAAGGTGACTATAAGACAGATTTTACGATTAAAGTGTCCTATGGTGGACAGACTTACACCTCCACTAAGCAAACACTAGATAGCTCTAATGCCGCTAATCAATCGGATGTTAGAACCAACAAAATTATGTTTGACTTGGATGCGGGCCTTAACCTACCCGCTGGTTTTACAAAGCAACGTTTGGATAACGTACTGTATATCAAAAGAGATGATGGTGCGGCCTTTGACGTATCTGCTACTGACTCCCGTGGTGACACGTTTCTGTTAGCATTTAAGGGGCAAACTGCGGATTTCAAAAAGTTACCACCAAAAGGTAAAAAGGGTTTTCTTATTGAGGTGGTTGGTGACAACAACAAGAACCAAGATGATTACTATGTTCAGTTTCAAGACCCAGATGGTAATGGTCAGTTGGTTTGGAAAGAGGTTACTAAACCTTCTATTGAGAAGCAGTTCGATAACACGACAATGCCTCATCAGCTTATTCGGAATGCAAACGGAACATTCACATTCCAACCAGCAACTTGGAATGAGAGAAAGGCTGGGGATGACGACACAAACCCGTTCCCATCGTTTGTAGGATATAAACTGAATGACCTCTTCTTTCATAGAAACAGGCTTGGTGTTCTGTCCGAAGAGAATGTCATCATGTCAGAGGTTGGTTCTTACTTTAACTTCTTCCAAAACACCGTTCTCACACTCGTAGACTCCGCGCCGATTGATGTCGCAGTTTCTAACAACCAAGTATCAATTCTCAAACACGCTGTTCCCTTCTCAGAGCAACTGTTACTATTCTCAGACCTAACACAGTTTAAGCTATCTGCCGTAGACCTACTGGCTCCTGATACAGTATCCATTGATGTAACTACACAGTTTGAGGCGAGTCTTCGCGCAAAGCCTGTAGGTGCTGGTAAGTATGTTTTCTTTCCCACGAAGCGCGGAAACTTCTCTGGTGTACGCGAATACTTTGTAGATGTTGAGGCGGAAACAAACG